CCCGTTACGGGGGCCCCGTAACGGGGGGTCCCCACCCCCTGTAACGGGGGGCCCGGTAAGGGGGGTCCCCCCCCCGTAACGGGGGGTCCCCTTTACGGGGGGTGGTGATCCTGACTTCCGCTGTCTGCCAACGGCTTTCGGCGCCCGTCGCTTGCGCGTTGCTTCCATTCTCACCCGGTAAGAGTTGGTGCCGTTTGGGCCCGAACCGGTGCGCGTGATCCAGCCCTCGCCCAGAAGGGTGGAAATCGCCGCCCGGACGTCGTCCTCCTTCATGCCGGTTTCGAGGGCAAGCCGTGGGATGGACGGGAAAGCGTTATCAGCACGCCCCGCGTAGAAAAAGAGCCAGGCATACACAAACACCAGCCTTCTGCGCTTGCGTTCTGCACACGAACTCAGGAGATCGAGGGGGATCTGAGCAAACAGTGGACGGTGCAGTTCACCGCTGAAGTCTTTGGTCGGCATGTCAGGGGTTTGTGTGGTTCCTTCCACTCCCCTCGGCCTGCAGATACCGGCTGTTGCTGTAAAATGACCACGTTGCGGCCATCGGTTCTGCTGGGGAGCGTTTCCGGCGGTCGCAGCCCGAAAGGGCAACATTGGCTCCGTTACGGCGGGGCCTTTGTTGTGGGCGGCAAACCGGCCTAGATGGCTTGACCATAGCCGTATCAGGACGAACTGAGCCAGCGGCGTCTCCAATCTGATGCCCTGGCAGCGGTGCTGCAGATCCGCTGCAGGGCCATGTGCGGTCATCACGGCAGGCACGCCGGATGTATCCCGGTGAGCACCTGATAGGACTTATGTTCGGCTCTCGATGGGGTCGGACACTCCCACTACGCACGGATGACGCCATGGATCAGCAGCACAGCAAGCCGCGAGCGCCGGCCGCTACTCACGCTCTCCCTGGTGCTGGCCGTGACCACTGGCTCACCACCGAAACCATCGGCCGAGAGCGCTTCCGTGTCCTGCTGAAGCAATGGCTGGCCCGCAACAACTGGAGCCTCGCTGTCACCTCCCGCTTGGCAGAGCTGGCCCTGCTGGCCGCCTCCGACACCCCGGTGCCTGACTGGGCTGCCGGCATGCCCCTACAGCCTGGGGACTGGGTGAACCACAAGGGCCATGCCTGGGAGGCCATTGGCTCTCCCCTCTCAGAACCGGCGGACGGCGATCCCGGCTGGAGGGATGTGGGACTCACCAGTCGGCTGCATGCCTCTGGCCTGAACCTGTTCCTCCGCGGCAAGAACCGCACCCTCACCTCCACCTTCTTCCTCGAGGTGGGTCGGCTGAACGAATGGGTCGCCGATGTGAAGGCCGGCAAACGGCCGCCGCCGGAGGAGGGCCGCCTTCAGGAGCTGCTCAACCAGGCCGCGGCCATCACCGATGAGCAGGGCGCCCTGGGCCCCGAGGAGATGCTCTCCATCGCCGTCGGGCGGATCCAGCCGCCACCATGGCCCGGGACTGCTGCCCCATCAGAGGCAGGGGATGGCGTGCCAGCACGCCAGCTGCGGGCCGCGGCCGCCGCCGCAGGGCTGGACATCATCGAGGACTGGCAGGCGATTGCCGCCATGTACCCGACCACCGACCCGACCCGTCTGGAAAGGCTTCAGCAGGTCATGCGAGGGCTCGGTCAGTGGGACCAGGGCCAGGAGGACGATGAGCGGCTGGCTTGCCTGGTCCTGCTGCAGAACCTCCAGCAGCACGCCACCAAGGGCCAGGAGGCTGAGACGCGGGTGGTGGTGAAGGACATCACCGCCGCGGGCGACTGAAAGGCGTCGCTGCGTCCGGTGGCCGGTGCCACTCAATGTAGATGGCTGGGTCGTCGGTGTTGGGTGGCTTCAGCACGGTGAGGCGCAGAGTGGAGCAGCCGTAGAGGGCGGTGAGAGGGCCACGGACCTGCCAGAACAGGTCGGCCGCGGCCGCGTGAAGAACTGTGACGTGAAGTGCGTGAGCGTTCCTTGCCATGCAATTCACGGGAAGGCAGTCTGGGACTGGCCTGAGGCCATCACGGAACGGGGACATCACGAGTCAGCAATGGGTGCTAGTGTTCGGTTTGCGGGCCGGGCGAAGCGTAGCCGTCCCGTGATCAACCTGACCAAAAACGCTCCCGATGGAAAACAGCTCCCCACCCTCCGGGCCGCCGGGGAGGCCCGCCGAGCAGGCCGACCTCGAACACATCACCCAGACCCTGCTGCAGCTGGCCGATCGGGTCGCCGCCGGTGAGGCCGATACCGCCTCACGCTTCGAGGCGATGCGCGCTGCCTTTGGTGAGCTGCGCAGCCGCTTGAACCAGGACCAGGGCGGACAGCCCGCGCCGAGAGATGACCAGGAACGCCGGCTGATCGAGTTCCTCGGCTACAGGCCCACCGTCGAGCAGCAGATGCAACTGTTCGCCGCCTTCGCCGAATGGCAGACCACCGCACCCAGGCTGACGGAGAACCGGCAGGCGGAGTATCAGACCAAGAAGGGCAGCACCATCTCCTACGGCTACGCCGACCTGGCCGGCGTGATCGCCACGGGCCAGGGTGCCGCGGCCCATGGCCTGGCGGCCATCACCCGCCAGGAGCTCGATGACTTCGGGGATCCGGTGGTCACCGCCTATCTGGTCCATTCCGGTGGTGGAGCGATCACCAGCGGACCAGTGCCCCTATTCATGGGCGAGAGCGACCGCCGCGGCCAGGCCCACGCTGCAGCCCTCACCACCGCCAGGCGGCTGGCCCTGCAGATGGTGCTGGGGCTGGCCGCAGAGCGTGATGACGATTTCAACGCCAGCAGCGAGACCAGCCCACGGCAACAGGCCGCCAGGCCTTCCGGAGGCCGGACCGTTGCGACCCCACAACGGCGGCAGGGTGAGAGCACCGCACAACAGGCGAGGACCGTGGGGGGAAGGGCAATCCCCCCGCCGCCTCCCGGGTGGATCAGCAAAGACGATCGGCGGAAGCTCGAGCAGGAACTGATGGATCCGGCGATCACCCCGGAGCGGTTCGCGGAGATCGAAGCGAAGCTCATCGCCGCTGATCAGCTGGCGACCAGCCGGGCCCAGGGCGGGCAGGCGCCAGCGGGGCCACAGCCATGACCAGTATCGATTTTTTCGCCTTGGCTGCACGTCAAGTCCACGATCTGCCCGACGAGTGGAAACCATGCAGTTACGAAGCCATCGCTGGTGGAATCCTGCTGCATGGCTCCGTCCCAACCGGTATTTATTCTCGTGGCCCTCGCAAAGGCACGCCTAAATGGCCGCCAAAGCGTGACTTACTGCGCGTGATTGTGACCCGCCTAGACGTGGATGCTGCCAAAAGCATCTATGAGAAGGAAACCGGCAAATGTCACCACTGCGGCGGCTCTGGGCAAACCATCAAATCCGCAGGCATCAACGGCACATCTTACCGCAGTTGCCTTACTTGTAACGGCTGCGGGCTTGCTGCGCATCTGCGCAAAGACCAGCCATGAGCAGGATAGCCCGTCATCCAGTACGTGGCCCTTGATCCACCTCTGCTGGTGCTGCACACGCGGAGACGTCGTGTTGATGGCCTCCCAGGTGATGCCGGCCACTGAGCGGACGACTCGGTGGAGGTTTCCCGGCCTCTCCCACGCAATGGGCCCCGTCGAGGGATAAGGATCAGGGCGAGCTAAACCTGGCTGTCATCCCCATGCGCCCACGGGTCGGCACCGCCATCGCGACCGATCGCACCGGCAAGACCACCGCTTGATCTGCATCAACCCATCCCCACTGCATTGCAGCCATGGACATCCCCAACGACCAGCCCATCACAGGGTTCGCCTTGTTTGCCGATGGCGCCCTCCACCTGCAGCGTGGCTACGGCCAGCAGCAGTTTCAGCCGTGCCGGCCTGACGATCTACCCGCCAACGATTTCAAGGCCCTGCTCTGGGTCATCGAGGCGGCCCTCGGCGCCTGCCACAACGAGCTGCAGCAGACCGAGCCGGATTCCATCAATTCCCTCCTGCGGGTGATGGCCCTCTGCCTCTGCACCAGCAACCGCCCCCCGGATCCCGTCACCGGTGCCGTCATGACCTGGGTTCGTCCCTACCCCATCGCTGCCTGTTCTGACGACGATGCCCAGCCATCTGGAAGAGGCCTTTGCCAACCAGTGGCTCGTCTCCTTCCCAAACCTTCCCTTCGTCCGAGAGCACACGCTGCCGGTGTGGCACGACTGGGTGGTGTTCCAGAAACAGGAGGGTTTGCGGTCGCGTAAGCCCCCCGCCTTCCGCGCCGACTTCGCCTGGCCCGCTGCCCAGGTCGCGGTCGAGATCAATGGCGGCATCTGGAGGCCCGGCGGTCACTCCACGGGCGCCGGGATCACCCGAGACATCACCAAAACCACCCTTGCCCAGCTCTCCGGATGGGTCCTCATCCCTCTTTCCGATGCTCACATCTTCGATGGCACCCCCTACTGGCTCCAGCTCATTGCGGACCTCATCACACACCGACGAGATCAGCTACTCGGCGGAGACCCCGCCCGTGGTTCAGCTCTCCGGGGTGGCCCTGGGCCGCGCCCATCACTCCCTGCGGCCCTGGCTGATCCATGCACCGGAGAGTCGCAACAGCGTCGGCGACGCGGCAGCCGGCCGCAGACACGACGGGATCGAGTGGATCTCCGTAAGTCGCTCGACCTTCTCCGGCAACGGGGAGGCTCAGCAGCGGCTGATCCATAACGCCAGGCCTCTAACCGTGATGCGCCCCCGCCGCTTTCCCGTAGAGGCCGAAACCCTGATCAGGCTGGCCGTCAACGACGGCGATTTCATCCTCGAGGCGCCATTCCCAGGGATCCACATCCCTCCCGAAGGCCGCCACTTCCCGCCCGGGTCTCTGCAGATCATCGTCGACCAAGACGAACGGCAGGTGATCGATCAGTTCACCACTCTCCCGACCCCTGTGGAGGTCCCCACGGTGCCCTGCAGCGGCTGGTGCAAAAAGCAGCACATCTACACGCACTATGGCAATGTCGAGACGGCGGTGGTGTTCTTCGCCAGCAACGGCTGGCCCATCGCCTGCCGGGAGAATCTGTTCGATAGGCACTCGACTGTTTCCGGAGCAAGGTGGTGGCGTTTTGACTACAGCCGGCCTCAACCTGAGGTGTGGGCATGACGAAGCGCACTGACCCGCCCAGCTATAACCAGTTGGTGGTGGTGAGAGTGATCGTAAACGCTGCTGTTGCCGACACCGCCAAAGGCGTAGCTCAGGACATCATCGCCGCCGTGGCGGAGTGGCTGGACAGCAACGCTGGCCTGCCCGATTGCGCGACACCCAAAGAAGCGGACGGATGGCAAATGGCTGCTCAGATTCTTTCGCAGGAGGCGCGAAAATGACCACCCCAACCCCCGACCGCCCCACCCAACCACCCGCCGTGCCGGAGGAGCTGCGACGGCAATGGCACGGCGAATGGGTCGCCAACTCTCTCTACACATCTTCGGTTTACGCTCTTGATCGCGAGCGCCACATGGTGGACCGCGCCGCCGCCTGGGCCTGGACCCAGCGCGAAGAGGAGGTGCAGAAGGCGAAGCAGCGGGGCGCGGATGCGGAGCTTGAGGCGTCTATCGACGTACTCCGGTCGCTGCACCTACCAGATGGCTACGTGACCCGGCTGCGCGAAGCCCGCCGCCCCGCGCCCCCGACCCTGCGGGAGCAGGCGCTGGCGGTATTGGATGCCAAGTGGGGAGGAACGACCGACCTCCGCACTGCGGCAGCTCACATCCTCGCCTGCAAGTTGAAATACCTGGACGGCGGCCCCTTTGACGGCGGATTCAACCTCGGCCTACAACGGGCCGCTGATGAGTTGATCTTAATTGCAAACGAACTGGAATCTCAATGACACAAGAACGAGATCCGCTATGGCGGGTGATGGCCGGCGCATGGTCCGCCCGTGTCATCGTCGGCCGGCCTGACGCTGAGCGGCTGGCTATCGCCGCCGAGATCCGCGCCCTGCAGCGGGAAGTGCTGCCCGATGAGCCAGAGGTGATCCTGCCCGAGTATCCCGACACCATCCAAGCCGCAGCATGGGGTGCATGGAAAGCACGCGGCCGCATCCGCGCCCTACTGCTCGCCGAGGCCGAGCGGGCGGAAAGCAGGAACCCTGAACTATGAACCTCGACACCCTCGCCCAAGTCCACGCGAACCACTGCAATCGCGCTGATGGTTATGCCACCTCGACACATGCCGGCGTTGCGGCAGTGCTGCGGGAGGTTGCAGATGATGCACGGCACATGGCAGCCGGCGACCTGAACACGTTCGCCGCCAAGCTCGACAAACTCGCGATGCCCCGATGATCTATCCCAAGATCACCACGCTGTCGCACAAGGACGGCAGCACGGCCTACAGGGTTGAGATTCCTGGGCTGAGCATTGAGCACGGCCAAGCATGGCAAGCCGAGGCATTGTTTCAGCAACGGGCGCAGGCGGTGGGGATTGAGTTGCCGGCGGAGTGGTTCCAGCGGCGGCTGGGGGAGCGATCGAGGCCGGCTGCATGACCCCCGCCGACATGATTTCGCCGCACGCCCACACTGAAAGCAAGACAGCACCGCCTGACGATGCCCTCCACCAGCCACAAACCTGCCGCCGCGGCTACCACCCCAGCCAAGCAGGCTGAAACGGCGCCACAGCGGCCGGTGCTCTTCAGGCTTCAGGCGGTCCAGGACACCTGGCTGAAGAAGAGCACCGATCCGGCGGGCGATCTGCCGGATGATCAGAAGGTGCTGGTGCCGGCGGGCCACCAGCTGCCGGTGGTGGCGACGCAGGAGATCCAGGGGAATGCCCATGATGTGGTCGAGCTGGGCCATGGCGCCGGCCAGTGGCACGTCTTCTCCCCCCACTACCGCCGGCTGCAGGCCAAGGCGCCGGATGCGGCCCCGGCTCTGGGGGGGCTGCTCCAGCCTGGGGCGATCGACTGGGGGAACTTCGATGCCTTGGTGACCCCGAACCTGACGGTGGGGGAGGTGCTGCAGTTTGACCGCCGGCGGCGGCCGTCGGCGCAAAGCTCGGTGATCCCTCGGATCCTGGGCACGGCAGCAGAGTTCCAGGCGATCCGGAAGGCCTGGGGCAGATCACTGGGGGTGACGAGCTTCTATCGGCCGGAGCCGATCAACCGGGAGGTGGGCGGCGTGCGCAACAGCTTCCACGTCCCCGGCATGGCCATGGACATCTACCCAATCGGCCTGCCCCTGCAGGCGCTCTACGACTGGCTGATCGTGCGCTGGACCGGCGGCTTTGGTGACGGCCGCGATCGGGGCTTCATCCACCTGGATCGCCGCAATGGCGGACGCTTCGTGCCGGGTGCTGGTGCCAGGCCCGCAGATGTCTGGCGGTACTGATCAGGCATTGGCTGGGCTGAGCACCAGGGCTCTGGAGGCCTGCAGCGCGCCGGTCACAGCGGCCAGGCTGCCGTGGGCCTTGTTCCCGCCATTGTCGCCGTCGTACCAGCCCTTGCCCTGGCTGTTGGGCAGGCTGGCCCACTCGAAGGCCAGATCGTCGACCGCGGCGGCCTGGTTGGTCCCCTGGAGGAGGAACCGGGCCAGCATGGGTCGCTTGCCCCGCAGCAGGATGGCGGTGGTCAGCCGATCCTGGTTCACGGCACTGAACAGATCCGCATCTGAAAGACCGGCCACCGATTGCTGCTCGAGCAGGGTGGAAGGGATCAGCTGGGGGGCCCCGACGGCAAACAGCTTCCCGTCCCGCTGCAGGGTCTTGATCTGGCCGATGGTGAGGTTCTGGAGGCCGCCGGGCCAGGGCTTGCCGAGGCTGTCGCCGGCGCCGCCACGGTTGTAGGCCTCGTAGGGGCTGGCAAAGCCGCCCGCTTCGTGGCGGTAGATCAGATCGAGCAGAGGCCGGCACGCCGTGATCTCCCTCTCCCATGGGTTCTGGGCCGCTGGCTTAGGGGCGGTTGCCATCCAGGTGCTCTCGCGGATGTCGCCCCCTTTGTCGAGCCGTTGGAGCTGCTCTGGCGTGAGCATCGCCTCCACTGCTTTCCAGAAGGCTTCATGGCCGGGATGGCCCGCCACCGTGTGGATGGCATAACGCATGAGGGAGAGCGTCATTGATCTGCTGTGGTGGTGGGTTGCTGGTGCTCAGCGGCAATGGATGGATCAAAGAGCAGCTGCAGGATGCGCAGCTCCATGTCCGTGGGGTCACGCTTTACGACCCGCTGCACAGCGGTGAAGAACGTCATGGCGACGGCGCTGGCACCGCGCTGCATGGCAGGGATGATCTGCTGATCGATGATCTTGAACACCTCCGGGAGTCGCTGGCGCAGGTCACGCCCCAGTGCCCGGACGACCATGGCAAGCAGCTGTCGCACCAGCCAAGAAAGAAGCGGTTGGAACAAGAAAGAAAACATGGTGATGGCAGGCTTAAAAAGAGGGGCCAGCAGGCCACGATCTACTTTCCCCATGAGTTCTGGGTATCCAAAGGCTAGGCCCGGTCGGTCATGGTTCACCGGGGATAGTCAGGTTTGCCTCAATGGTTCGGATCATCTCTTCATTTCGTGAATGGGCCGCATAGGGGTCATCATTCATCAAAAGCAGGGTGCGAAACAGTTTGGAATGTGCCTGCACCTCTGGAGGAGCCAGCGAGATGTAATCAGGATCGGATGGGATGGCCATGGGCTCAGATAGTAATGTTGCGAGGGCGGATGATGGAGCCGTACTGGGAGGAGATGCCAGCCTTCCAGCTCCGGCCCCCCAGGTTGAGATCAACCACGCTATCCGTGGTTGTGATGACGGGGTTATCCCCAGCGGGGAAAGCTTCTCCAAAGGTCGTCGTATTCCCGGTGGTGATGAAGGAGATGCGAGATCCCGCAAGGCCCAAGTTAGTTGCTCCAGCCTTTGCCCAAATCGTGGTTAGCGGTGTCACGCCCCCTAGTTGAATAACGCCGCCTTCTGGTTCATCAAATTGATTGCCTAGCAGGATGCCCCGCGTTTTGGTTGTGTTGTGACCATTGGAGCCAAAGCGCCCGACAAAGCCACAGCTTGCCTGCACTGTTGACCCGGTAATACCACCAGAGTCCCAGATAATGTTAATCGAGATAGAAGAGGGAGCATGAATGAACTGATCCAGGAATGGCCCATTATCAAGGTCGCCTGCTCCTGGGGTGGATCCATCCCTTTTAAGCAAATGAATGTGGTTTGGCAGCAGGCGGCCAGTTAAGTCGGCATAAAAGTTGCGGTTTGAGCTTGTGTTCCAAGTGGAATCTATTGGTGCTTCCGACGACCGCACAAAGACATTGCGGCCGAGTCTCTCTATGTTGATCCTAACGCCAAGCCTGGTGGAGCCGATAAAGGTATGATAAAACTGTCTGAATATCCAGCCAGAAGGCGACGTTTGTACCAGGGATGACCCATAGTGCCGCGTTGCTGATCCTTCAATAGGGTAGCCAGTCGCACTTGCAGGCAAGCCAATTCCGGCGCTTGTGATTGTGGTATTTCCTCTAAGGTACAGATTGGCAAGTATAAGCGGAACCTCTGTCTGAATGTCAATGTACGGGGGCTTCGCTCCGTCAAGGTTGTCCTTGTGAGACGGTAGCCCAGGGCCAAAGATGCAATCAAAAAGACGTGGTCTGTCGGTTTCGCGACTAGCGCTTTGAATCACCGAAAAATTAAAGCTCGAAGTAGTAAACGCACCATTGTAGCCTGTTGCGGTTCTGATGCTGCTCAACAATGCGTCTACATTAGTGCTGGTATTGGTTGAGTAAGTAAGATTCAGCACCTGACTTGTCGTTAATGCGCCTTCGGCGTTAATAATGAAGAGCGGCGCTCTAGCGGGAACATCACCGGCAACCCATTTGATTGTCTCGGCAAGGCCAAGAAAGGAGAATCCCCCCCGGAACTCCCAAGAGCGCTGAAACGACATGGCGTAAGGCTGGCACAGAATACGCAGCCTTGTCCCGTTACTATCGCTGCCAGCACTTGCAGCCCCCATAAGATACAGCCGGAATGGGATGAATTGCGGGATTAGCGCTCCATCATCGTAGCCTTCGCCAGCAAAGTAATTAGTTGCCCCCGTTGTGCTTATTCCCGAATTACTCGGGAATGGCATTGCGGTGAAGTCGCTATTCCACGATTCAAACCTGACATTGCATGTCCATGTCGCGTTAGGTAGATAGTACCCAGCGTCAGCGGTGGCTCCTGCGGCAATCCTGATAACTGCTGTTGTTTCGCTGCCGGCCAGAATGTAGTTGGCGTAATCAGCCGCACGAGCCAGACTTGGCACGGCGTTGGCGGGTGTCGTGGGGGCCGCCGCCGCCAGCATTGAGTCCAGGTTGCGGTCAGCCTTGGTGCCATTCACGTAAATAATCAACTCGCCAGCTAGTGCGGATACAAGCTGGTTGATGCTCTTCCAGGCATACAACATAGGAAGGGTCACTAATTTGTCGCTGGACCCATTGATCTGATCATCGTTTGTAGCAATCTGGGTGGCCGTTAGCAGATCGTTGCTCGTGGCCAACTGGCCCAAGCCGTAACGATCGACCTGCATCGCTATCGACTCGCCACCGTCCAGCGCGGCTACCCCGCTGACATCAAGCGTTCCGGTGATCGATAGGTTTTCAACTGATATATCGTTGAACTGGGTTGGCAGTAATTGATCGCCTTCGGCGCCGATCCCCTCGACCGCCACCACTTCTCCGGTATCGGTGCTGATCAGCCCCTGGTTGGTGACCTCATAGCCGTCTTTGTTGATCCCCTTCACCTCCACCCGGCCGCCCTGCTCGGGTGCAAAGTTGGCATTGAACTCGTTGAGGAGACTGAGCTGGCGGCGAGCGCGAGGCAAGGCTCGGGAGTAGTTCCAGAAGCCCACACCGTTGAGGTTGTGACCCAGCAGCTGAATGAACGACGGCTGCCTGAACTCCAGAGCCCAGTTGGCGCGTTCGCTGGCAGCACCACCGCTGGGAGCCGTGGGGAAATGTGTGGCGTTTGCTGGATCCAGCTCACGGCTTACCTCGGCGCGCGGCACCAGGGCGGCATGGGCAGCGGTGCTGGTGAACCCCAGCGCCAGCAGCAGCGCCAGGGCGCCCCGGTAGTCGGTGGCGCTGCGCAGTTGATCGCGCACGCTGCCGCTGGCGGTGTAAACGGTGCTCCAGTTGATCCCGCAGGTAGCGGTCTGATCGCTGGAAGCGTCGGTGTCGGTATCGAAAATCAGAACCGGTCCTTCCAGCGTGGTGGGGTCCTCGGCGTTGTAGGCGCTCTCCTGCTGGACGTAGCTCTGCTGCCACAGGTCAGCATTCGGGACGCTGCCGCTGGATGTGAAGGTGCTTTTTGCTGTGAAGTGCTTGGATCCGTACTTCACCGTCTGGCCTTGGCGGTAAAAGACCCCGGCGGCATACACCTCATCAGGGCAGCAACGGCGGAGCGTGACCTCTGCCGAGAGCACCACACCGCTGCCTTCCGCCGGGATGGCTTTGGTTTGGGTGACGGCCAGCACCTCGGCGCCGCCAGGGGCTAGGGCACGGCTGATGCCACCGCCTCCAACGCCAGGACGGGTCTGGATGATCGAATTGCGCAGCGGCACCCTTGCGGTGGTGGTGTTGGCCAGCTTGAGCGTCACCCGCCGCTGCGCCGTCGAGCGGGTATCAATCAGCCGACGAACGTAGACCCGGCGGCCAACAGCACGAGAGACACCGCCATCAGTTTCAATGGCTTCACCAGTGCCGGCCTGGGCGGCGGCGGCAGTGATGGCAATGGCGGTGGGTGTGGCGCTGTTCCAGGCGTTTGCCTGGAGGGTGGCCCTCCAGTCAACGCCGTTGGGGTTTTCGATCCAGATCAGGGTGCCCGCGGCCAGGCTGTAACCGCCAGCCGCCAGGACCGCCGGCACCGCCGTATCGGCGCCCACTGCTAGGGGCTCCTGCAGGGTGATGCTGCTGCCGGAGATGGCCGACACAAGGCCCAGCGGGATGCGGCGGATGTTGCCGGTCTGATCGGCCACACTGCGGGCCACCCTGAAGCGCCGAAGGTTCCAGTTGCTATCCAGGGCCACGCTGGCGGTCTGGTAACCCTTGGCCACCGCGACGCAGCCGCCGAAATTGGAGGTGGAGTTAGAGAACTCCATCTGCGCGCCGCTGTCCGCCAGGTGGTGACGACCGGCGCCGATGGCAAAGATCGAGACCATCTGGCCGAACGCATCGTTCAGCAACGTGATGTGCCGGCTCATGCGGCGTGGCTTCATGCGCACGTCGTCGGATTCGCTGTCGATCAGCTCCTGGTAGTTGATCGGGGCCCGCCAGGCGCCGGAGCGGTAGATCTCCCAGCAGCTCAGGTCACGCTGCTGGCTGATGCCGGTGAATTGCGCCGCCACCAGGCTCTTGAGGCCAGCCAGGCGAGCACCATCCCAGAACACGCCCGACATGCCCCACTCGGTGCGCAGGGAGCAGTTGTAGATGTACGGGCTCGCTCCCTTGACCGTGTCCCATGCCTCGGATGGGTTGCCGCTGATCGGTCCCACCGTCTGCCATTCGGACAGCCGGGTGACCGCCAGGGCATTGGAGAGGTTGCCGCTGTTGCTGGCCCCTCCCATGGCGGTTCGCACCTTGGCGTAGAGCTGATCCAGATCCGCCTGGCTGGCGTTGTGGAAGCAGTCGAGCAGGTGATGGCTGCTGGAAGCGCCGAACGCATCCCGGAACGTGAAGCCATAGACGTAGCTGGTGGAGGTGATCTTGAGGATCGCCGCCCGGTTGCTGTAGTCGCTCGCCTCATCCGCCGCAGCCGGCACATAGGAGGGGCGGACGGTGCATTGCCGCAGGCTGATCGGCGAGCTGGCCGTGGCGTAGCGGGGCAGCACGATGCCGCCGCTGTTGGGGTTGAAGGCGATCAGGTGGTTGGTGGTCGGATCAAAGCCGGCTGCCGGCCATTCCGTCACCGGGATGGCGTAGCTGGAATTGCCAGGGTCGTTGTAGAAAATGTGCGTCCCCGGGCTCAGCTCCACCGAGGGGCAGTCGACGTTTGCCTCTTCTGAGTTGATCGTGAAGAAGTTCTTGCTGGTCATCGCAACGATCTCGATCGCTGCGCGGTTGATGGTGCGGAAGGGCCGCTCCTTGCTGTAGCCGCAGGTGAGCCGCTGATTTTCCAACCGCTTGAGCTTGGCGGCGATCTTGGCCGCATCGGTGGCCCCGCCGGGCTCTTCAAACCAGTTGTAGGAACCACCAACAAACCGATCGCTGCCGATGTACGGGTTGATGTAGATCGTGAAGGGACTATTGAGCGGATCGGCCGGCTCGCTGTTGCCCGGGGCGATGTTGGCGTTGCCCGCCATCTGCAGCAGGGCATCCACCACCGCAGCCAGCTGGTCCTTGGCGCGCAGCTGCCCGCCGGGTCCGAAGGCGTTACGGATGCCGGCAAGGGCATTCGCAAAACTGATCCGGGCCATGTGCTGCTGCTGCTGCCGTCAGGCTAGGGCTGGCTCATTGCTGACAATGGATGAGTGCGATCAGCGATGACGATGCGAACGTCGCCGATCGAAGCGAACTGGCCGCGGATCTTCTTGGTCTCGCCGGCCTGGGTGGAGAGTTGCACCTTGGTCAGGAGGATGTCCATCTCGTAGAAGAGGCACTCCTCCCGGATGAAACAGCCCCCGTTCGAGTGTCCCCGGCGCCCATCGGCCACCAACAGGCGGATGGTGCCGGTGCCCCCGTTCTTGGTGAGCATGTCGAGGCGGAGCATGGCGGAGCTGGGGCTGACGCCAGGGGCATAGATGTTGCTGAGCTCTCCGGAGAAGCTCCCGGCTCCCCGCACCTGGCCAGCGAGCACGGCCCCGAAGACCTCGCCAATAGCCCCCTGGTCAAGGGCGGTGGTGTCGGTCTCCACCTCCCAGCCGGAGAGATCCGCTTGCCGCTTCCAGCCCCGCTCATCCGCTGCGGCCCCCGCGTCCCGGATCACAGGCGGCAGGGCCGGAACGATGTCCTCCAGCCCCACCTCAGCCTCCTCAGGGCGGGGGATGGTGAGGGCCAGGGCCAGCAGGGCCTCGGCATAGCCGGCGCGTTCGCTGGCCACGCTGAGGATGAGCCGATCGAATCCCACCAGGCGGAGGGGCAGGCGGCTGAGCTCGCCGCCGTTCACCGCACCCACCTCGAGGTTGTAGAAGGTGGCGCGCTCCAGGGCATCTTGATGGATGTAGACGGTGGCCTGCTGGCTCAGGCCAACGGTGCCGGGGTGCTCCCAGAAGGTGGCGTTGTCGTCAGGTCCCCAGAAGGAAGGATCGGCGCCGACACGGTGGAGGGTGGCCGGACCGCTGGAGCCGGCATCCCCCCAGAACGAGTGGCCGTCGGGACAGTTGGCGTAGCCGGTGCCGAGCACGTCGAACGGCAGGCCCAGGGGGGCGGTGAGGAGCACCTGGTCGCCGTTGAGAAAGCAGGGCTCTTCCAGCCGCAGCCGCACCACGCTGCCGGGGGCATCGAGCAGGTCATCGGTGAGCACCACCGGCCGTGGCCAGTTGCGGCTGAGGGTGAGGGTGCCGATCTCGCCGTCGATCGCCATGGCTCAGAACCGGCCGCTCATGTCGCCGTTGACGGTGAGGGAGAGGGAGCAGGAGATGATCTCCCGCACCCGGACCGGTGTGCCGAGAGATGCGGTGAGGACGTCCATGGTGAAGTCGCCGCGCTCGGAGCCGCGACGGGTGACGATGCGCAGGGTGTCGACGTCGTCGTTGTCGTTCCAGATGCTGTTCGCCATCGCCACCGCAGGGGCGTTGTCTGGGTCGTAGAGGAAGGTGCAGCTGATCTGCGACTCGCGCATCCCCTTGGTGCTGGTCGTGGCCACCTGGCCCACGCCGGTGGTGGGCAGGATGTCACGGGAGACGGAGACGCTGACGTCGGTGATCTTGCCCACCAGGGAGCCGTTCCAGTAGACGTCGCTCTGGGTGGTGTTCCTGACGCCCATCCCTGTTTAGATCATGACCACGCCAGCAGGCTAGGCAGTCCCTAGCCTTACTCCCCACCACCGGCGGTGGCCGGACTGTTCTGCAGCCGGGCCTGTAGCTGCACGGGCAGGGTGCAGCGGTGGCGGTAGGTGTGAGAAGTCCGCGGGGTGGGGGCGCCTTGGCCGAGGGGCCAGAACCAGCGCAGGCCGGCGTCGGTGGTGACCGACTCGATGAAGGCCCGGTGATCTGCCGTCACCCCGGCGAAAAGGATGTCGGGCAGCGTCAGGGGCAGCAGGCCGGAGTAGCTCTGGTGGAAGGTGGAGAGAATCTCGGTGGCTCGATCGGTGGTGATGTTGCGGAACTCCAGATCGAGCAATCCTCCGACTGCGACGGTGCCCCACAGCCGATGGTCTTCGATGCCGGCTTCCGACACCGCGCTGGTGACCGGATGACGGGGCATGAGGAACGCGAAGGCGGTCGGCTCGATGGCAGGGAAGAGGATCGTCACCCTCGGATCACCCAGGCGGTGGGCTCATCCCAGTCTGCTGCCAGGAGCAGGCGGCCAGCGTCATCAGTGGGCATCAGCACCGCTTCGATCTTTTGCCGGCCGTCATCGGTAGGGCTGACGCGCATCACCCGGTAGGTGCGCACCTGGGGTGGTGCCGTGCGTGTCCACTGGCTGCCCAGCAAGTTGCCCCTGGTGCCGCCGCCGCTGACCACCAGCGACTGGATCGTGGGGCCCGGCGGGGAGGTGCCATCCCATGCCAGCACCTCATAGCTGCCATCGGTCAGCGGTTCAGAGGCCACCAGGGTGCCATCGGCCATCACCGCTCCGTTGCTGTAGAGGTCATCCAGCGTTTCGTCATAGGCCACCGCAATGTGGTCCTCCGGCGCAACGGGGCGCAGCATGCCGGCATAAGTGGTCTCGAAGCTGATCGGATCCCCCACCAGGCGCCGCCAGCGGATAAGGAACTTCGCCGCGTCGATCAGGTGCCAGCGATTCGTGCAGCTGGCCTTCAGGTCCAGCGGCTCCACCGGGTCGCTGTCGCTGGCGGTGGCCTCGCGGATCGTGATCTCTCGCACCGTCGCAAACACACCAGGGGAGAGCATGTCATCGTTGCTGCGTTCTTCTCGGTACAGCCCGCTGACCTGGATTGGCCGCCGCTGGTCGTCGTCGCTGGTGGTGCTCCGAAACGTACCCTTCTTGATGTTGGCTGCGGTGAATAGATCGACGATCTGCACCGGATCGAACGAGAGTGTGGGTTTGAAGTAGAACTGACCATTGAGCTCGTAGAAGGCGAGCAGGTGAAAACCTGCCTGATCCGCCGCCCACTGCCTTAGGTTCTCCGGCTGCGGCAGAGTGCCATCAAAGAAATACCGCCTGGAAAAGCACCACTGCGCCGCGGCCAGAAAACTGGGGGTATTGATCTGTTCGGCAGACACGTCCAGGCCGGCGCCAAAGTCCGTGCTGGTGGCCAGCCTGGTGAAGATGTCAGGTAGCAAGTGGGTGGGCCCGGCGCTCTGCTCGATGTAGCGCTCGCAGATGTGGCCGCCGATCACCTGGGCCGAGAGCTGATTGACGCTCTGGAGCTCCAGCGCCGATCGTGCATTGAGCCCCACCGAGGCAATCGCTCTGTAGCTGGGGGCCGTGGCGTTGGACTGAATGATGTTGACGTAGGCAATCTCATGCTCAGGCCCCTGGCCCGCCGTGGTCTGGATCTCGTCGTAGACAAAGGCCTCGGCCAGCTTGCCCCATGGATCGGTCATGGCATCGCCATCGCTCCAGCCAAGGCCGAGATCCTGCTCGGGTTCGATCGATCTCAGCCTGAAGCGACCGGCCGATCGGGCGAATGGGGACTTGCCGGCGTAGCGCACGGTGCAGGAGCCATCGACAACCGTTTGCAGGTTGGTCATACGGCTGTCAAGCACTGCCAGCTGGCCGGTGGCGGTGCCTGAGCGGATCTCCCAGCCGCTGATGGGCTCGAGGCGGATCTGGGCGCAGCGGGCACCGGCAGGGAGCTCTAGCTGAATGCTGTTGTATTGGGCCTGCTGGGTCAGCCCCCGGATGCCATAGAGGGTGGGCAGCTCCACAAAGTCGACCGCGCCTTCTGGCCGGTAGCTGAGGCGGATGAAGCTGTAACGCTCCTCAGGAAATCCCCGTGTCCCGCTCTGGTAGGTGGCGATTTTCAGGTTCTCGCCAGCCGACAGGATTTCCCCGCCTTTCTCGCCGCCAGCCAAGCGGTTGATCTCCTTGATCGTTGGCGCCTGGCGGAGGTTCGTGAATCCGCTGCCACGGATCCCCACCGTGCTGCGCAGTCCGATCTCCACCACTCGCGCCGGCTTATTGAGCGTGAAGTCGGCAATGGCGCACCGGTGCAGGTGCCCTCGGCTGGTGCCGGTCTCATACCTGGGCCCGGAATCTACCGCTGTCCAGTCCCAGTTCATGCCGCTGGTCACCCTCATCGGGAAGATTTGATCCCCGGTGGTGTCCGGATCGATTTCATCCTGGGGGGTCACAACCACCACGCCAGCACGCACCACGCGAAAGCGGGCGGTGATCGAAATGCCGTTGCCAAACGGTTGATTGTCCGCGTCGGAGATGAAGGCCGTATCAGACGGCGTGCGCTGCTCCAGCACCGCCAGACAGCTGCCGCACTTGAACAGCTCACCAATCACCAGGGCGTCATCCGCACTGCGCTGGCGGGCGCTGATCGCCGCTCCCACATCGGAGCAGGTTTCCGTGTGATCAGCGCCGCCGTCAGTGTTGGTGCTGTTGAACTTCAGCGTGGTCAGCGCGTCCGAGCTATCGGAGAGCAGGAAGTCGAAGGTCGCTCCCACGCTCAGATTTGCGAAGCTGTTGGTGACGCCGGTAGAGGTGCTGATGACGCCGCTCCGGCCTGACCATACGTACTTCGCCTTCCATGTCGCACCCATGGCCACTGGATCATCGACCGGATTGATCCGCTGGTCACCGTCGTCGCCTGTCGGGTAGGCGGCGAACTGGCGGGTGGGGCGCAGCTGAGGGTTGATCCGGTAGCCGAGGCTGTTGCCGATCGTGTTGTAGAGGCCGCAGGCGGTGTTGTTGCTGGGGCGGCCTGTCGCGCAGGCATCGGGGCGGATCACGCCGCCGGTGCTGCGCACCTGGAACACATCGCCACCGCCAGCGTTCTCCATGTTGCCGATGTCGTTGGCAGCCAGGCGGCCGGCGATGCGATCGGTGGATCGGATCCTTCCCCCACCCAGGCGGGCATAGAGGGTGAGTCGCGCCGCGTTCTCGTTAGCCCCGGCGGTGCCCAGGTCGTAAGACCGCAAGGGGTTGTTGCCCAGGGCGAAACCAGCCGGATCGATCTCCGCCATCGGGCCCTCCCCCAGCACGTAGTAGCCGCTGAAGAGCTGCGCACCGCCAAGGCTGGAGAGTTTCGACCACACCACGCCGAGATCCACGCGGCAGCCGCCGTACCAGCCTGCGGGGCGGCCGTTGAGGGCCGGCAGATACTCCCGCCGCGCAAAGGTGATCGGGATCACGCTGCCGAGCCGCGCCACCTCCTGGGTGGAGTCGAAGCCCGGCCGTGGCGAATACCGAGCCCCATCGGAGATGTTCTCTCCCTGCTGCTGGCTGCTGGTGACCTGGCCAGGCCGCCGCGGCCTGGGCGCCAGCAGGGAGGAGAGGACCGTGTAGCCGACCGAGAGAATGGTGGTCACCAGCGAGATCACACCCAGCGTCTCGGCGGCGCAGGTGGCCACCGGCGGGTTCCGCTCGTACTCCCTCGCCGCGGCCTGTTGCCGTTCAATCTGGTAGTGCAGAAGCTGGTCTTCGCTCCAGCCGAGCAGCTCCGCCAGGTAGGCGTCACCAGGGAGGGGGCAGGGATGGCGGGTCACAGGATCAGTGTGGGCGCAGCCGTTACGGGATCTGGGGGCAGGAAGCGAAACCACCGGCGGATCTTGCAGACCCCCAGAGGCCGCCAGTGCACGCCCTGCCCCTGGCAGGTGGTGAGGATCCCCCCGGCAACGCAAATCCCCAGGGCGATCGGCTCACCGCCGGCCAGCAGCGCCACATCAAGGGGCATCGCGCCAGGCACCTCGCTGCTGATGGTGGTGAGCTCCTCGAGCAACGGCCGCCAACGAGCGCGCCCCGCAGCCTGATACCAATCGCGTTTTACCGCCGGGCGGGGGGCGTCGTACAGGGCGAGCACAGCAATGGTGAGCCTCAGGCAGTCGGTGCCGCCGTGGCGATCGGGGTCTCCCCCCCACCGGTACGGCAGGCCGATGTAGCGCACCCATGGGGCGGTTTGTGGCATGAGGGTGGAGGGCATCAAAGGAAGATCTGGCCGGTATCGGGCACCTGGCCCACCAGCTCGGTGGTGAGTCGTCGTCGCGGGGCATCACCGCGGATCGCATCCAGCGGTGAGGTGAGCGTGACGGTGATGATTTCGCTCCGCTCGATCGGGCCCAGCCGCCAGAGGTGACGGGACAGCAGCCGCACATCGCTGCTGGTCTGCGTATCGCAGAGCATCACATCGGCCCGCAGCTTCCACTGATTGGCGCGGGCCTCGGCGAGCACATTGAGCGCCAGCTGGTTGCGGTTCAGCGCCAGCCGGCCCTGGGAGCGATCACCCCCACGGGCACCGGCCGAGTCGGAGATGCGAAAGCCCATGAACACGTGCGGCCGGCCGTCATAGGTGCGGGTCAGGCCCACGAACAGGTTCTGCCAGGCGTAGCCGGGCACTGGCGTCCCATTGGCCTGGAAGCTGATGTAGGCGCAGATGGCGATCATCAGCTCAGCGCATCCCCAGGCTGCTCTGGATCGAGGGATTGTTCCGTATCCCGTCGTAGGCCGAGTCACGGCCCGCTTCCGCCGCCGCCGCCGCGGCATCCCGCACCTGTTGCACTGTGGCGTACTCCACCCCGTTGATGACCTGGGTTTCAAGGCTGAGGCGCAGCGAGGAGCTACGGGCGCCGCCACCGCCCGGGCCGCCGCGGGCAGGGCCTCCCAACGCCATGCCGCCGCCGGCGCCGGGGGAGGCCTTGAGGAACGGGATCCCAAGGCTGTCACCCCCACCGGCGGCCCGGGCCGTGCTGCCGCCCATGAACGGCACCCCAGGATTGCTGGCGTTGGCGGCCCGGGTCGAACCAGCACCCATGAACGGCACGCCGAGGCTGTCGCCGCCGCCATCGGCCACCGCAGCGCCACCGCCGGGCGTCCGCTGGAATGGCACCCCCAGCGCCTGGGTGAGGGCCCGGTTGGAGTAGATCTTCCCGCCGGCCTTGTTGAACCGGACAATCTCCGCGTTCTTCTCCCCCACCAGGTAGTCGAGGCCGTACTTCACCTCTCCACCGCCGGCGCGGCCTGGTGTGAAGGCGCTGGAGAAATCGGGGATGCCTGTCAGGGCAGGGATGCCGAAGTCGAGGCCCACGGCGCCAGAGAAGCCCCCTAGGAGGCCAAGAATGGTGGGCCCGATCCCGAAGGGGTTGGTCCCGAACTTCACCGCCGCGGCCCCGGTGCCGCCGTTGCCGATCAGCACCTGGCCTGCCTCCATCAAAACCCAGGCGGCCTTGTTCAGATCGACGCCAGCTTTCTGCAGCGCCAGGGCACTCACGTCCTTGCCGGTGATGACCTTGAAGATCCCGTCCTGGATCTGCTCCAGCAGGGGGTTCAGCAGGGCGTCGAGGGTGGCCTGCATCAGCTGCTGACCGGCATCCGACAGCGCGCTGGTCACCGCCTGCTTCACGTCCCCACCGTTCAGCAGGGCCTGCATCGCACCGGACAGGCTGCCGCTGATGCCTCCACTCACCGCATCCCCAGCGGCCACTCCCAGCCGCCCATTGGGCGTGTTCATGATCTCGGCGGTCAACAGGGCCTTGCGCTGCTCGAACTCGAACTGTGCCCTTTCCGCCAGCTGCTGCTCGGTGAGGCTCTCCTTCTCCAGGGCCTGGGCATCCCCCAGCTGCGACAGCCACTTCACCAGCTCCTCCAGAGCCTTGGTGAGCCGTGTTTCCTGCTGGCTCAGCCCCTGGAGCCCCTGCTGGAGGGCCTGGGCCTGGTTGGCGGTGCTGGTCACGCCGCCGACGCCGACGCCGACGCCGGCGCCGCCGATGTTGCCGCTGCCCAGCACCGAAGGGGCCACGGCCCGGGCCTGGCCCATGTATTGCTTGTAGCGGCCGTCGGTGTACGCACCCCAGGCGCTGATGCCCTGGCTGTCGAAGATGCTTTTCGCCAC